TTTAAACATATTATAAATGACCATAGCTAACATACGTTTATCAAATTTGGTATGATCACCATCAAATACTAATTCTGAAAATTCCAAAATATGTTTTGCTAGTACATCCCACTGTTTAGAATGAGCATTAATTCCGACCGCGGTCTCAAATTTCAAAGGTTGACGTTGGATAACCCGAATTAAAGGTAGGAAAAATTGACGTTTTACGATACAAAACGGTGTATTTGCTCCCATAAAGGTACGAATATTACCGACTTTTACTTTCGCAGCAGGACGTGGTTCATCCTTTTGAGAAGTGCGAAAAATGGCACGAGTCAGTGTACCTGACATAACCATTTCCATAAGTCGATCACATTCGTTATTAAGTTCTTGGGATATTGAATAATCACCGTCTGGTAACTGTTTAGCGACACTCTTCTTGGCCTTACACGTTGGAAAACCCAAGGAAGTCTTAAAGTCAATCTTATTAACTCCTCCAACACCTACTGCCCCGTTAATTGCTGTATTACGATCGTACATAGAACGCATCATAATTATGTCTTCATCATCTAATCGTTTAATGAAATCATCTGTGATCCGTTCCGCAACAAAGTTAATTTCCGAGCATGAAATAAGAATATCTTCACTCATCATATCATCCAAAGCATAATGATACGCTTTATTTGAGAAAACTGGTGGAATACAATCAGTTTCATGACCTTTAGTTGCCCAAAAATCACTGGTAAATGTTTTGCATACTTTTGTCTTGGGGTTGGAAGGACCTGTTCCCAGAGACCCGTAAACTTCACCCACACCAGATTCTCGAAAAGCTAAAGGGTCACGAGATCGTAATTGTGGAATTAAAACTACGGGTTCAACTAAATAAGGTAAATCATTAGTAGGCACATCATCTTCCATCTGCTCAGTAATACGTTTTTCACCGACATCTATTGATCCATGATTTATTCGAGAGTGTTCGGGAATCATATGATGAGTAATCAAACTCGCACAACTAATTTTGTTACAACCTCCAAGAGAATGAATACCAAGGATAACTGGTCCATGTGTCGTGTCTGCAACAAGCAGAGAACCGCAAAATCCATCTTGTGTATCTTCTAATACTGTGCCAGTGGCAACCATATATTCTTTACGCTGCCCACGGATTTCATTTACTTTTAATCCACAAGAGATATTCTTCACTAAAGTGAAGTGAGCATCTCCCATTTTATCCCGAGATATATAGGTGGCGTTAAAACGACCACTCAAAATCTCTTTAGGAAAGAAATTTGAAATTGTCGGTAAGGGTGTAAAATATTCGAATTTAAGAATAACACAATCATAATAGCGGAAGAGCTCTGACGCTTCCTTTTTAAAAATGATTTTGGTATTTTTCCCAATATGTGTGAGTTTACTATAAAACAAAACATGCATTTCTGTAACTTCATCTAAGGCATCAAAAATATGACTGTTCATAAGAATCGAGCCAGGTCCAAGGATAACTGCTGAGCAATTAATTTCCTTAGTTTCCCCTCTAATGGTCAAATGAACTACATTGTGAGACACTTTTTCTAGAAATTGTTCACGGCTAACAGCTTTCGCTGAAATTGACTGTGGAAGCAAGTTACATTTATCAAAGACAGGAATTGGCATAGTCCAGCGTGCAGTTTCTTTTTCATTCAAAGGTTCTGGTTTGCACATCTTAAGTTGTTCCTCCTCCTCTTGTTTCTTCCGATAAGTAAATTTCCAGGCTGCGATTGCCGCTAAAATCAATGGAATGACAAGGAATTCTTTACGCTCAGAAAGTGACTTGGCGGTGTTCGTACCAATCTCCATAATACGCTTTTTGGATGTATCGAGTTTTTCCTTAATGTCATTAACACCGTTACTCACAGATGCAATAGTCGAACTGACATTCTCAATAGGTCCTACCAGACGATGAGCAACTTGATCAACACGATTTGCAACACGTTCTAGGTTTTCAATACGATCAGTAATACGGTTATTCTGCCAGATTGTCATAATACGATAAATCGCGTAAATACATGACATAAAACATCCATAGATAAGACCTAAAGTAACTGTATTAGTAAACATGATTACTTCGGATTGTTCAAAGATATTGCAACGAGTACAAATATCACACGGAATATGATGTTCACAGTAAGTTAAAACCTTCAATTTGTTCATCTTTTCAACAACTTGATCTTGTTTGCGCTCGAATTCTTTGGAAGCTTTGACAAACCACTCAAGAAATTCACCCATCGATGCATTTTCGAGAATGACTATCTCCTTAGCACCAGTATTTTTCTTTCCAGTTTTGTCTTTAAGAGGCAAAGGTCGAATTTCCTCAACCTTGAAATTCCAAAAATCGGGAACTAAACTCGCAGAAGTAGACGCTTTCGCAGAATCCAAATAATTCTCCTCTGGAGCAGTTCGAAATTCAAGTTTTACGGTTGGAGTAATACGAAAGGGTAAACGCCGACGAGCCGCACCAGGACAATTAAACATGTACTCAGCATTAAGAGTAGGGGCATTAGAATTTGCTATCACCAATCGGGGTCGAATGGCTATGCGACCTTTATCTTTCAAATCGGCCATATTCGCTGTTGCCGCCACATTACCCACAAAAACAAAAAGTTCTGCGACGGATTTATCAACTTGCGTCAACAAAGAAGGGGCTGTTACAGCGACATCATCAAGAATAATACACCACATGTAAGATTTAAATCCTGACATAAAATCATCGTTCGTATCACGTGTATATTTAAATCGATCATCATCTGGTAACTGAAATGTATGAGAAAAGACATGGAATAATAGGTTCTGAATAGAAGTTTTACCAATACCAGAATCGCCTGTGAGCAAAACAGCAAAAGGAGCTTTTCGAGGTTGACCAACAAGCTCAGTCGTTTTGAAATCTCCATGGATAACTCTAATGCGGCTAACTATAGCATTCAAATCACGGCGATCACGAGTAGATTTAGCAAATTTGATATATTCCTCACCACGATCAATACATTGATCACAAAGTTGGTCAAATTCTTGTTCCGAAAAAGGTCGAACTAAAGGGTCATGTCCAAGCATCAAACTCCATTCAACAATTCGAGTGCAATCATCATGCCAGTTCGAATACTCATTAGAGTTGTGAATTAGAGGACCCAAAGATTTTGTTTCAACACATTGTACAACTCGAGATAGAACATATTCTAAAATATCACAAAACGCCAAAGCAAATGAGGTCACAGATTTATGTTTCTTGGTTGCTTTAAATTCACCATATATAATATCAGCTGTACTTTGTGCAAATCCAAAATGTTCAAAAATTCCGAATGTCATGCAAAATGAAATAAACTCACGAACTTTATCCAAAAGAGTTGAATCAGACATTCTCTCCCAGTTGGTGATCATGTCACGCATAAGGCCTTGTTCCTTCATTGCATCATCTTTGTAAGCAAGATTGCGCTCCTTCCAAATATTTTCTTGAATAGCCAAGAATTGATCAAATAAATGACCTGTCAAAGACTGAGGACATATAACTTGGAAACAAATAAGAGCGGCAGCAGTGAATTGTTTTTTATCATTGCATGTGAGCAATAAATACAAAGAACAAAGGAATGTCTCAAGACGTTTCATTGGAAAAGTAACGCCATAAGATTCAGATATGTTAGTCATGAAAATTTTCATGCATTCGAAAAAATCCATAAGTTCGTCAAAATAAGTACGTTCAAGAGTTTGTTCCTTAAGTTGAAGATCATGAATATCTGCAATGAGGACGTCAAGAGAGGACGTATTTTTATCGTGTTTACGTTCTGCAATTCTCTTAACACGTTCAGCCCAATACTTACGCGCTTTCGCTGATTTCCTTTCTTTTTCTGTCTTAGCTACAATCTTTTGTAAACGGGCAAAGGAACGTTTTTGGAGTAAATCGCGGTGATATCGGAGTTGTAAGATACGGATACTATGTGGATAGTTAAAATAAGCCATTTTATTATCTGGATTAAACACAGTCCGTCTCCACCATTGGTAAGACTGAGAAAGATCATATTCGTTATTATTACTAACAGAGTCTACAAAGTTCTCTTCCCATAGGGTGGTAAAATAAAAAGGTGTTTTAGTCGGAATCCAACTATCCTCAATTCCAGCGATACATTCTCGCTTTAATTCGTAAAACTCACGATGCATATCAGTAAGTGCTGCATGATGTGTAAGCTTAAAGATGGTCGGTATATCTTGTTGCTCCATAAAATGTTTGGCAATGGGCTTTGGTAGTGTATAAGACACTATTACGTTCATAACGTCTTCGTCTAAAACGACGGTATTTTTTAAATTTTTATTTTTATAATTACCTCGGAAGGTATCTTTTTTATTTTTTATTTTTTGTAATTTTTTAATTTTTAATACGTTGATCATTTCTGACTCAACAATGCGAGCTTGCTCGCGTCTAAGGTCCCGAAGGACCGCAGATTTAATGGTAGTTAAAAAACTTATTGGAAAATTTAAGTCTGTCATGATGTTATGGACCCGGATTTTAATCATATTCCTTCAAGCTGGGCTGGGCATCCTTTGGCGCGCTAGCCTTCCAGTATGTCAAGAACCTTGCACTTCGCGTGTATTCAAAAGGTTCTAGGCATCAACATACAATAATTAATAAACAAACTCAGAGGCGGTAATCCCTCTTATACTATATAACGGGGAGAAATTCAGTTCGTCGAAAAACTCCCTAATAGCGGGGAAAACAGGCATGTCTTATCTATTAACCATTTGCATATATATAGCAACCGGTCAGTATGATTACTCTCTCTATTTCAAGAGGCACATTTCAAATTTTACTCATGTGAAGCCACTTAGAGGACGATACCAAGTGGTATGAGCCTGGAATGAATAGTGATAACTATATCCAGTTTGTTTATGCTAAAAGCATCAATCATAATAATAACCAAATATAGGTACGGTATTATTACTAAACAGTGATTGAAATATTATCTTTAAATGATATAACTTCCTATATAAGCGCCCAAACGGGCATAAACGGCGAAAGCCGAGTGTTTGTGGAACCGGAGTACGGTTCCAACAAATTGACATCAATGTTATTTAACGACGTAGTGATGGACACGTCGTTCGCGTATTTAATCTGATTACGGTAAATGTAATCTCTAAAAATGTAGGGATGCTTGATCCCTAAAAATGTAGAGATCAAAAATAAAATAATTGAATAAATACGCAAAATGCCTGACAAAAACAGGACTTTTGTACTCAAATAGAATACTAAAATGTGGGGGTGGTTAAACCCCC